GGGGACCCTAAAAGGTCCCCCGCCCGACTCACCAGCATTTCCACACTGGTGTCCAATTCGGAAGCCCTCTATGATTAACACACGCATAGGCCAATACAGGACGACTCGCCATTGGTCGCCGGACTTGTTACCTAATCACCTAACGGTGCCTATGGTAACAACGTTCGACGGCCTACAGCAGACGGCCAATTTCGGCGTATATGTAGTGCTTGATCGCGAGGTGAACAAGAATTGGAAAGTTCTGATCTCCCAGAGTAAGGACGCGAGCAATCCGTACTTGCGAACGGGCTTCAACTACATCATCCCTTGCACCTTCAACGGTCGCGATAGGAATGCCGTGAATATGTACAGCGATGTACGTCTTCGAGGCACTTCTGGAACGAACGTCTACGTGCCGGGGGCAAATGATGCCCTCCGAGACCAGGCGTTAGCCCGGTTTAAGAGGAAGTTGAATGATGCGGTCGGTAGCTATCAGGCAGCGGTTCCGCTTGTCGAGCTGCGCGAACTTAGAGGTACTATCCTCAAAGCAGCGCAGTATACACGCGACTTCTTCCTGCGGCGTGGGAGTTTCCATTTGGGGACTCACGATATCCGGACTTACTCAAATCTGTGGCTGACCTATGCCTTCGGGATCAACCCGATGGTTAGTGATGCCATAGCCGCGAGTAATGCGATTAGGGATTATCTCGCGAGAGACTCACCGAAATTGCGCATTACGGGTACTGCGAGTGAGACAACGTTCGATTCGCGGACTTCTAGCAGTACAGGTACACGTCATCAAAACGTGACTTTTGTACGCCAGTCCTCGGCGGTGTTGTCCTATCAGTATGTTGGAGGTGTAGACTTAAGTTTCCTCACGGGAAACGACTACAGTCTCTTGGAGCACTTTGGCCTAGCCCCGGAAAACCTGCCATCCATTGGATGGGAGCTCTTTCCTTATAGCTGGGTCATCGATTACTTCACGACTGCGGGCGACTTCTTTGAGGATACGTTCGTGCTCCCACAAGGATCACTGACGTATCTTAATCTCTGCACCAAGATCGTATCTGATACCATCCTGACGGCTCGATTTGCCGGTGCCCCTACAGTACAAACGCTCGATGAGAGCTGCGTACCCGGGGGTTGGCAATATTGGAGTTTTCAGCGAACCAAGCTTACCTCGGTCCCTCGACGATCATTCAGATTTAAAACGTCTGATGAAATCGGAAAGGGTTACGTCAACAAGCTACTCAACCTAGTATCCCTACTAGGCAGTAGAGTCGGTTTACGCCGACGATAGGAGCCATACATGAGCTTCGCACCTGCATCCCCGGTTACGGGGGCAGCCGTTACTGGTCTCACGACACCCACTTACACGATCGCGGCCGATGTTGCCCCGTCTATCAACGGGAAGCAATATGCTGTTACCGCCCTTGGCGGTACGCAGACGGGCGTTGATGTGAATTCGGTTTCTAAGCCATTCACTTTGACGTTCTTTCGGCCACCGGTCCTGCGAGTCCTTCCCGCAGCCAATCCCACCACCGGCATCATTAAGTCGATTCCGGTGAACACCTACAAGTTGATCACCCGCAAGGGTGCTCTCCCCAGCGCCAATCAGGCGCAGGTGGTCTGTAGGGTCACCACGACTATCGATGTCCCGGCAGGGACCGACACGTTCGAACCCGAGGAGCTCAAGGCCATGCTTTCTCTGCATTTCGGTGCAGGGTGGGCACAGGCCAGCGGCATCGCGGACACGATCACGACGGGCGTGATGTAACAACGTCACGTGCGCGGGGTCCCTCACGGGATTCCGCTTGTTGCACTCTCATCAGGAGATATCCTGTGAAAAAGAAAGAAGGGCTTCACCGACTGGGTGAGCTGTTCGCTGCTCTGCAAGCAGACCTGACAACAGGTCATCATTGTGACAGTCCCGCTGCTAAGCGTTTGTACGCCCGCATGCGGAAGCGTGCGCGCATGGGCGACCCGGCTCTAGCCAAGATTTCGCAAAAGAAGTTTGTAGAGCTAAACTCTTCTCTCGAAGGATTTAGTCATGCACTTCCTAGCGACGTTTTGTCTGACGCTCGGGCGTTCATTCGCCATGCTCTTGAGCGTTACACTCAAGCACTCGACGACACGTATATCCAAGGTGTCCTCAAGTGGTCATTCCTCCTCGACAACTGGCGATTCGGTCCCGGGGCCTCTCACGAGGTTTCTGGAACGCATACTGCCGAGAAGTTAGCGGAGGTGATGACGTGCACAATGGAGAGCGAGCCTCTGGTTCGAATTTTAAGGTCCTCTAACCCACACTTCAGCAGCTGGGATGCTGCACATGGAAGTTGTGGTGTAAAGACCATTCGAGGCTCAAAGCTTGCAACTGTCCCCAAGAACGAAGATACTGAGCGCACAATCGCTATAGAGCCCTCCGGAAACATGGCTTTGCAGCTTGCTGCAGGCCGCTATCTGGAGAATGCGTTGAAGGCGATTGGGTTGGATATCCGGAAGCAACAGCCTCGAAATAAGGCTCTTGCTCAGTTAGGGTCACTCAACGGGTCTTTCTGTACGATCGACCTAGCGAGTGCATCCGATCGGATCTCTCCATCCTTAGTGCGTGCGCTGTTCCCTAGTGAATGGTGTCGACTCCTCTTTATGTTGAGGAGCCCCGATATCTATCACGACGGGCAATGGCACCGCCTTAACATGATATCGACGATGGGAAACGGTTATACGTTTCCGTTGATGACACTCATCATCACGTCGTTGGTTTATGCGAACAGGGTGAGACAGGGTGGACCTGACAACCTATGGTTGGACTGGTCTAGGACTGCGGTGTTCGGCGATGATATCATCGTCCCTACATCTGAGTTCGAATCACTCTGTCAAGTACTGGAGGCGGGAGGGTTTGTCGTTAATCGCGATAAGTCCTTTCATGATGGAAGCTTCAGAGAGTCCTGCGGGGGCGATTACGATTACGGGGTTGATATAACTCCGTTCTACGTAAAAGATCTCCTGCAGGATGCAAGCGTTTACGTGGCTATCAACCAGGCACTCTTATGGAGTGCTCGGCATAAGCCGCTCTTTCGTACAATAACGTACTTAAGAAGCTTGCTTCCGCGAGGTGGAAGTCAGGTGCCCGAGTGGGAGGATGCCACTGCTGGCATTCGCACACGAGGGTGCCCGAGGCGATATGTTAAGCTCATGCCTACCAAGGTTCGGAGAGTGCTTCGACAGGATGTCGAGTTACACTTTGGAACTTGCCTGGCAGCAGGCGCTTACATAACCTCTTCTGGGGATCGTTCCGTATTTCTACCGCGCCTTAAGCAAGTGCGGTACGGAACCAGAAAGTCTAGGCTCCCGCGAGGGTACCTAGACGGGCGCAGTGCTGATTACTGCACTGACGCAGAATCACGCGATATCGAACGTCTTATCGCGTTCACAGCGTGATTCCAGGGGTG